AAACATATTTGTTGTTTCTCAATATAATGCCAAATGTAGTAAAAGGTATAAAAGGATGTGATATAATGTCTTCAAGCATAGAAGTTGACATGAACATAGCAAACGCTCTAAGGAAAATTAAATGAATCGTTTCACAGAATTTTTAATTGAAAAAGAAGAAAAAGTTTCAGGACAAGGTACACAACAATCAGTTGGTGCTGTAACTGAAACTATTGCTGCAGCTGCTTTGATACATAAACATCTGCACCCAAAACATTTCAAACGACCAGAAAATCAAGAAACATTAACTAGAGCTAAATCTGTCTATGATACTGCATCTCCAAGGTTGAGTAAAGACGATCTAGAGAATCGTAAGAATCATGGTTTCGCACAGGCAGAAAGAATTAAAAGTCATTTGGGAGAATTATATCCAGATCATGAACTGGTAGAAGTCCATCATACAAATGTAGATGGTGCTATTGAAAAGGCAACAAAAGGTAAACACAAAGATAGTGGTCTTTTAAATCCTTCTGATGTTACAATTGGGTTAAGGCACAAGAAAACTGGTAAGATGATTTACCATGGCATCTCACTCAAGTCTACACAAAAAGCAAAAGGTGATATTGGTTTCAAAAATCCATCACCCAAACACATGGATGCTGCGCTAGGTTCTTCAACAACTAAACTATGGCAACAAGCACATGATGACCTACACAAACATGTAAACAAAATTATGCCTGGTTTTTCTTCAATGACCAATAATGAGAAGAAAGAAGCACTAAGAAAACTAAGTGGCAATCGAATCAATCGTGACAAGAGTAAACCTATATCGCCTAAACCTGAACATGAAGCCTTTCATCAACAATATGAAAAGATAAAGAGTGATAGTCACGCCAGAATAAGAAATCATATAGTTGATCATCTACAGGGCATGATCAATTCTGGCCCTGAGGGTCATCAAAAAGTAAAAGACTTTTTACTGAATAACTATTTAAATGCTGGTGGTAAAGACGATGAACCTTCTGAGACACCACCAATGCCATATTCTAAAGTAACAACAAATGGTACTGCAAAGACAGGTATCACATCAAAAGTAGAAGTTCCACACGAATCTAAAGTATCTAATCTTCTTAGAGACCCAGAGACAAGATTAGAAGTGTCTAGAGCCCCAACAGGTGACAAATATATCCATTATCATGCACATGTTCCACAAAAAGATACAAAAGGTAGTGTCACAGGTCACAAAAGAGTGCATTTATTCTCTGAACAAGTCAAGACATCATCTGCATTTGGTAACTCTTCACCAAGACACAATATTCAGCCACCTGGCAAAGAGGGTTTGAATGAAGAAGTTGAGTTAGATGAAGATTTTGGAATTATGAAAGCTTTGAGTCCACACATTCATTCTGATGAATATGATAAAGCCAAGAAAACATTATCAGACCTCTTAAAGAGAAAGAATGATAAAAGACATGATAAACTATACTATGCAGCACAAGTTGCCAGATCATTCCCTAATGTAGATGCAAGAAAACTAGCATCAATGCCTGAAGAATTTGGTGGAATGGTTGGTGGAGTATCAGTCAACAATGTTGGTGGTGGTCAGATTGCAGGTCTTGGAATTGGCGATCAAGGTGAACCAGGTATCAATAAGAAGAACAAGAAAAAAGTTATTCCATTTAACATGTTCACAAGAAAACCAAAATGAACCCACTTGCATTTGTAAAACCAATTATATACCTCATCATCATACTAATATTAGCTGGTGGGTTTTTTCATGTAACAAATTTAAAAGCTGATCTTGCTGTATCACAGGCAAATAATGCTAAACTTGAGCAAGGAATAAAAGATCAGCATGAACTGATGGAAAAAATGAGAGTTGACATTGAAGCCATCAAAAAAATAAATGATGAATTAAATCAACAAAAAGAACAATTAAGTAAAGATAAAGAAGCACTTACAACAAAATTTAGTAAAAGAGATTTTGGTGCTCTGGCATCAGAGAAACCAAATGTAGTAGAGAGACTTGTGAATCGTGGAACCCAAAATGCAATTAGGTGTATGGAATTGGCGTCAGGTGCCCCACTCAATGAACAAGAAAAAAACGCTAAAACACCAACAGAGGCCAATCGTGAATGTCCATCACTTATTAATCCTGCTTATAGTTCCCCTAATTAGTGGTTGCTCTGCTTTATCATGGTTTAAAAGAGATGAAGTTAAACCAATAGAGATACAAACAAAACAAGTAGAAAGGACACCTTTAAATATAGCAGATCCTACTCCATTAAAGGGTAGGGAAATTAAATGGGTAGTAATAACACCACAAAATGCCGAACAAGTTTGGCAAAAATTAACCCAAGAAAACACAGATTTAGTTTTGTTTGCCTTGACTGATGACGGGTACGAATCGTTGGCAATAACAATGGCAGAATTGCGTAATTTTATTGCACAACAGAGAACAATTATATTACAATATAAAAATTACTATGAGCCCCCAAAGTCATCAGAAAAAGGTAAATAGAAATGTATCCAGAAGAGACAAAATTACATGACCTAAAATTGGAAATAGGTCTTCTCAAAAAAGATAATGAACTACTAACTACAATTACTAACAAATTATCTGATTCAATTGATAAAATTCAAGAGTTGAATGGTAATTTACTGAGAATGATATCTTTGCATGATCAAAAGCATGATATCCATACAAAAACGGAAAACGAATTGAAAGATGATATTAAAGAATTACACTCTAGAATTACTACAGTAACTAGAGAATTACATGATAAAATTGATTCTACCGAAAAACATTTAGGTGATAAAATAGATGCCTTAAGAAATGAATTAAAAAATCATGAAGGCAATGATGAGACCAAAAATAAGTTGAAAATTAATGAAATATTGAGTAGAATAGAGAACTACAAATATTTGATATTAGGAGTGGCAATTGCAACCGGTTTTGCACTTGGGCACATTAATACGGATATTATCGGTATGCTATTAAAATAGCTTGACTTCAACTTGATTTTCTGTTATATTATGGTACTATGTCTCTACACATTGATAATAAATACATCCGCTTAGTTTCCTCTCGGCTGCGTAATTTCAAGCAGAAGAAGGAAAATACTTACCAATTTAGTTGCCCTATTTGTGGTGATTCGAAAAAGAACTTAACAAAGGCTCGTGGTTATGTTTACCAAAAAATTAATGATTTGTTCTATAAATGCCATAATTGTGGAGTAGGAACAAATGTGGGTAACCTTGTCAAACATGTCGACCCATCTCTATATAAAGAGTATGTACTCGACAGATTCAAATCTGGTGAAACCAATAACTCCAACACAGTTTCCAAGATACTACAAGTCACACCAACAAGATTTGACAAACTCAAAAAGAAATCATACTTCGAACACGCAGAGTGGCTTAGTAAACTACCGAGTGGACATTTTTGCCTAGAATATGCGACAAAAAGGCAGATTCCACTAAAATTTTACGACAAACTACTCTTTACACAGCATTATAATCAGTTCGTTACGACACTTGTACCTGATCATGGTAAACAATTATATGATGATGCAAGGCTTGTAATTCCATTCTATAACGAGTATAATGAATTGATTGCTGTGTCTGGTCGTGCATTGGAAACTAGTGATAAGACTTTGCGATATGTCACTCTTCGCACAAATGATGCAGAAGATAAACTGATATATGGTATGGATAGAGTTGATCTAATGAAACCTGTAAAGATAGTAGAAGGCCCTCTAGATTCTCTTTTTCTAAATAATTGTCTTGCAAGTGGTGATGCCAATCTTTCATTAACGGCAAAAATGGTTAATGCAAATGAAAAGATTTTGATCTTTGACAATGAACCCAGGAATAAAGAAATCGTGAAGATGATGCAGGATGCAATACGATCCGATCATTTTGTTGTAATATGGCCTAATCACATGCAAGGAAAAGATATAAATGAGATGGTAATGAATGGTTTATCACCTGATGAAATAGAAAGTATTATAAGTAGTAACACATTTAGAGGTCTAGAAGCGCAAACAAGATTTACATTTTGGAAAAAGGTATAGAATGAAAGTAGAATTGATTAGTTATAGTCAACCGTCAGAATATTTTGCAGAAAATATGACAGAATTGGTTGCGTTTTGTGCAAGAGTTTCAAATCCAAGTAATCAAAATAATAGAGAAACGAGTGAAAAATTGGTTCGTTATTTGATTAAAAATTGCCATTTTTCACCATTAGAAATGGTAAATATGTGTTTGGAAATTACTACAACAAGAGATATTGCAAGACAAATGTTAAGGCATCGTTCATTTTCGTTTCAAGAGTTTAGTCAACGATACGCAGACCCAACAAAAGACTTGGATTTTGTAATTCGTGAGGCAAGATTACAAGACGAGAAGAATCGTCAAAATAGTATTGAAACTGATGACAATATGTTACAGATTGAATGGGAAAGAGCTCAGAAAAGAGTTTTATTTGCCGCAAAAAGAGAATATGATTGGGCAATCAAAAACGGAATTGCAAAAGAACAAGCTCGTGCAGTATTACCTGAAGGATTAACAGTATCAAGATTATACATGAATGGCACACTTAGATCATGGATCCACTACATACAATTGCGTTCTGGCAACGGAACACAGAAAGAACACATAGAGGTCGCAAAGGCCTGCGCTGAAGTAATTGCCAAGGTATTTCCCATGGCAAAAGAATTCGTAGAACAATAATAACTGGAGTATTTTATGGCTGACATAGTTCACGGCATTACCGTTGATTTCACTAGAGATTCGTTATTTGATGAACTAGGTAAAAAAAGATTAAGAGAAAGTTACATGAGAGAAGATGAAAACTCTCCACAAGAAAGGTTCGCATATGTTTCAAAGGCTTTTGGATCAAATCCTGGACATGCTCAGAGACTTTATGAATATAGTAGTAGACATTGGCTCAGCTATTCCACTCCTATTCTATCTTATGGTAGGAGTAAGCGTGGGCTTCCTATATCTTGCTTTTTGCCATATTTGGACGACTCTGCTGAGGGCCTTGTTGACACCCTTTCAGAAGTAAATTGGTTGTCAATGTTAGGAGGAGGTGTTGGAATTGGAATTGGTATCAGATCCGCTGATGATAAGTCTGTTGGTGTTATGCCTCATCTTCGCACATATGATGCGTCTAGTCTTGCGTATAGACAAGGTAGGACCAGGCGTGGTAGCTATGCTGCTTACCTTGATATATCTCATCCCGATATTCTTATCTTTTTAGAAATGAGAAAACCAACAGGCGACCAGAATATGCGTTGCTTGAATCTACACCATGGCATCAACATTACAGATGACTTCATGCAGTTAATTGAAAAGTGTATGAAAGACCCACATGCAGATGATACATGGTATCTAAAAGACCCACACGATGGTAGTGTTCGTGATTCTGTACCTGCAAAAGAACTATGGCAGAGAATTCTAGAGATTCGTATGCAGACTGGTGAACCTTATCTACACTTCATTGATACCAGTAATCGTGAAATGCCTGAGTTTCAAAAGAAACTTGGTCTAAGTATCAAACAATCAAATCTGTGCTCTGAGATTATTCTACCAACAGATAAAGAACGAACAGCTGTTTGTTGCTTGTCTTCTGTCAATTTAGAATACTATGATGAATGGAAAAATGATAATTTATTCCTCAAAGATGTTGCAGAGATGCTCGATAATGTTCTACAGTATTTTATTGATAAAGCACCTAATTCTGTGTATCGTGCAAAGTATTCTGCTACCCGTGAGCGTTCTATTGGTATTGGTGCTCTTGGTTTCCATGCTTATTTGCAGAAAAATAATGTTGCATTTGAGTCAGCACTAGCAAAGTCTAGAAATCTACAAATCTTTAAGAACATAAGAGAGAAATTAAATGTTGCAAATAAAGAACTTGGTGCAGAAAGAGGTGAAGCTCCCGATGCTGTTGGTACTGGCCTGCGTTTTAGCCATGTTATGGCAATTGCTCCTAATGCTAGTAGTTCAATCATCATGGGTAACACAAGTCCTTCTATTGAGCCTTATCGTGCTAATGCTTATAGGCAAGACACACTATCGGGAGCTTTCCTTAACAAAAACAAATACCTCGACAAAATAATTCAGGAGAAATGTAATGCTGACACAACCCTCGATTACTCAGACATTTGGTCAAGTATCATTGCGAACGATGGATCCGTTCAACACCTTGAGTTCCTTGACGAGTGGACCAAGGATGTATTTAAAACGAGCATGGAGATTGACCAACGATGGATCGTGGAGCACGCAGCTGACAGACAGAGTTACATTGACCAAGCGCAATCCGTTAACCTCTTTTTTCGGCCAGATGTAAATGTCCAGTATCTACATGCTGCACACTTTCTAGCATGGAAGAAAGGCCTCAAGACATTGTACTACTGCCGTTCAGAGAAATTGGCAAAGGCAGATAAAGTGTCAAAACAGATTGAGAGAAAAGTAATTGAAGAAATTGATATGAAAGCAATTGCAGAAGGGGATGAATGTTTAGCATGTCAATAATAGAGAGATTAGAGAAAAAATGTTAGAAACTATATGCGAAGTGTTCAAAGAAGGTTATCAGAGAGGTTGGATATCTGCTCGTGATGGTAATGCATCTATACGTCACAGGGATCAAAAACACTTTTTTATAACTCCTTCTGGTGTCAGAAAACAACATTTACAGCCAGAAATGTTTAAGAAAATACATATAGAAAGTGGTTACTTTGGTCAACCACCAATAATGGAACACACATGGCAAGAAATAGAGTACACTCCAATTTCTTCTGGTCTAAAACCATCAGGTGAAATACCTTTGCATTTTGAACTGCAAAAAGAACTTTCACCAAGAACAGAAATTCGTGTTGTACTACATATGCATCCAACATACACAGTTGCAGCGATGTATAAAGGAATTGATTTAACAAAACTTGTATCAGAGTTTCCAGAACTAGGTAGATATACAAGTGTAGCACCAACAGTACCAGAAGTTGCACCAATTTCACAAGAATTAGCCAATGCAACAGTTAAGAATCTTGAGTTGTATAAAGGCTTAATTAAGTATGATATTGTGGGAATAGATCGTCATGGTGTTGTTTCAATTGATTCTTCGCCATGGAGAGCATTTGAACACATTGAAAGATTAGAACATATTTGCAAAATAATCTTAGCTTAAAGGAAAAAAATGCACTACAAAAGCATATTCATTAGTGATGTGCATTTGGGAACTAAAGATTGTAAAGCAGATTTATTAAATAATTTTCTTAAGAACAATACTTGTGACACTTTATATCTTATAGGTGATATAATTGATGGTTGGAAAATTCAACAAAACAAATGGCGATGGAAACAAAGTCATACAAATGTAGTCAGAAGGATATTAGGTTATGCAAAGAGGGGCACAAGAGTTATCTACATTGCGGGAAACCATGATGAATTTCTCAGACCAATGTTGCCATACGGTTTCAGTTTTGGAAATGTTGAAATCTACAATCAGTTTGAACACATTGGCGTTGATGGCAAGCACTATTTGGTCACTCATGGAGACTTATTCGACGGTATTACACGCCTTGCACCGTGGATCTCATTTCTAGGTGATAAGGCTTATGATTTTGTACTTGCACTGAATACTAAATTTAATGCTGTTCGCCACAGACTTGGTTTTGGTTATTGGTCACTCAGTAAATATTTAAAATCAAGAGTAAAAAGAGCAGTTGATTTTGTTTTTAAATTTGAATCTAACCTTTCTTCATATTGCAAAAGAAAAGGTTATGATGGTGTAATTTGTGGTCATATACACACCGCAGAGATTAAAGATATTGATGGTGTGGTCTATATGAATGATGGCGATTGGGTCGAAAGCTGTTCTGCACTAGTTGAGCATACAGATGGTAAGTGGGAACTAGTTTTCTGGAAAGATATTGTATGAACATCATATGGGCAATCGTAATTGTTGCACATGTTGGTGCCAAACCAGTATTTGTAGAGGCCTGGCAGACAAAAGAACCATGCGAGAAGTATGCAAAACAATACAAAGGTGGTATGTGTGTGCCTGTTACTGTAGGAAATAAATACGATGTCGAAGAACAAGTCAAAAACATAAACGAGTTACTTAAATGAATCTATCAGAAAAAATAACGATTGTTGTTCCTTGTAAAAATGAAGAGGATTACATACATCATCTACTAAATGATTTGCGACTTCAAAACATAGGAAGTACCAGAATCATCATCGCTGACGCATCTACTGATAACACCAGAAATGTCATAGAAAAAAATAAAGGTGATTTGAATGTTGAGATAATTGATGGTGGGCCAGTTTCAATTGCCAAGAATAATGGTGCAAAATTGGTCACTACACCATATATTTTGTTTATAGATAGTGATGTGAGATTTTTCAGTAATACTGTCATACAAGATTCGGTAAATGAAATAGAAAACAACAATTTAGACTTGATTGGCCTCTATATAAAATGTTATGATGATGATATCAGAACAAAAATTGGTTTTTCACTATTCAATATTATCAATCGTATAATGAAACCTTGGGTACCATTTGCTGTAGGTGCTTTCTTTTTGACAAGAAGATCAAAATTTGAAGAACTCGGTAGATTCCCTGCAAAGTACCAAACAAGTGAAGATTTCTTTTTATCAAAAATGTATGACCCTAAAAAGTTTAAACTACTCAAACATTACTTTGGACAAGATAGTAGAAGATTTAAAAAGATGGGATATTTTGGCATGGCCTGGTATCTGATTAAGAATTTTTGGAACCGCAACAACAAAAAATACTGGGATAGTATAGACTATTCTAATTATTGGAGATAGAAATGATCAAGAAAGCAAAAACAAGACTAACAGACGAGAGAAACAGTTTTAAACCATTTAATTATCCATGGGCTTACGAGGCATGGTTAAAGCACGAACAGGCTCACTGGTTACACTCAGAAGTTCCAATGCTTGAAGATGTAAAAGATTGGAAGAATAAACTTACAGCATCACAAAAACAATTCCTTACAAACATCTTTCGTTTCTTCACACAAGGCGATGTTGATGTTGCAGGAGGTTATGTTAATAACTATCTACCCTATTTTCCACAACCAGAAGTTCGCATGATGTTACTTGGCTTCGCCGCAAGGGAAGCATTACATATTGCAGCATATTCGCACTTGATCGAAACACTTGGCATGCCAGACTCTACATATGACGAATTTCTAGAATACGCACAAATGAGAGAGAAACATGAGTACATTCTGGACCTATCTTCAAAAAACGGCACTATTGAGTCTACTGCTGCCCATATTGCTGCCTTTAGTGCTTTTACAGAAGGCATGCAATTATTTTCGTCGTTTATAATGTTGTTAAACTTCCCACGCCATGGCCTTATGAAGGGTATGGGTCAAATCGTTACATGGTCTATTGTTGATGAAACAATGCACACTGAGTCTATGATTAAACTCTTTAGAACATATATAGAGGAGAACAAAGAGATTTGGAATGATGACCTGAAAGGTAAAATATATACCATTGCAACACGAATGGTTGAACTTGAAGACAAATTTATTGACCTTGCATTTGATATGGGAGACATGCCAAACTTGACCGCACAAGATGTTAAACAATACATTCGTTATATTGCTGACCGTAGATTAATTAGCATGGGAATGAAAGGCATTTTCAAAGTCAAAAAGAATCCATTGCCTTGGGTAGAAGAAATACTCAATGCACCTATTCACGGTAATTTCTTTGAGAACCGTGTTACAGACTACGCCAAAGGTGCATTGTCTGGAACATGGGAAGATGTATGGGGCAAAGCAGCATAATGTTTTTCAATATGTTACTAGTGGATATAATAGGCACTTTTCTCGTAGGTCTTATAGGACTCATCGTACTATGGATGCTATGGGAAATATTTTAGAAGGAGTTAAAACTTTGAAAAAAATAATTTTTCTAATTTTTATGATGATGGGTTCGGCATCACTTGCTAATCCATACAATTATAAAATCACAAGGGTCATTGATGGTGATACAGTAGAATTTGAAGCACCATTTATGCCTGCACCATTAAAACCATTACTTTCAATTCGTGTTCTTGGTGTTGATACTCCTGAGAAGGGTCATAGAGCTCAATGTGATAAAGAGGCCAAGGCTGCCATTGCTGCATCAGAATTTACTAAAAATGCTGTAAAAAATGCCAAAGTCACACAAATCCTTCTAGAGTCCCATGATAAGTATGGTGGAAGGGTATTAGGTGATGTAATCCTTGATGGGAAAAAGTTATCAGAACTATTAATTGCAAATGGCCATGCAAGACCCTATCACGGTGAAAAGAAGTCATCATGGTGTAATTAATGGCAACATTAAGTCATACATGTAGCGATTGCGATTCTGAATTTAAAATTAAATATGACGAAGAACAGGTAGAAGACAGGCCAACCTACTGCCCGTTCTGTAGTTCATATATAATCGAAGATGAGGAAGAAATTGAAGAAGACGATGAATGAGTTGGTACTATAAAAATACATTATTTACTGAAAACGATATAGAAGATAACTATGGGTTTGTATATGTGATAGAAAACATAGTTTCTGGGAGAAAATATATTGGCAAAAAATTCTTTACCAAAGCCGGTAGTAAGCAAGTAAATGGTAAGAAAAAGAAAACTCGCAAAAAAAGTGATTGGAAAGATTATTATGGTTCAAACAAAGTCATTCAAGAAGAGGTCAAATCATTTGGCCCAGACACTTTCTGTAGAACAATCCTCAAACTCTGTAAAACAAGATCCGAATGTGCGTATTGGGAAACGCACTACATCATTACGCTTGGTGCTTTGCTAAGTGATAATTATTATAATGATTGGTTGATGGTGAGAGTAAGAAAAGAGCATTTAAAAAATATGTTAACCGAAGAAAAGGAATCTCATGGCCCGTAAACAGACCGCAAATACAGAAACAGAGAACACCACTACACCTAAGAACGGTAATACAAACCACCATCTTAAAATAAGAATAGACGATTTAAAAACATTTGACCCACTTACAGACCATCAGAAACAATTCTTTGACGCCTATAAACGAGGTGACTATTTTATAGCATTACATGGCGTTGCAGGAACAGGCAAGACATTTATTGCACTTTACAAGGCATTAGAAGAAGTTCTTGACAAATCAAACCCATTCAATAAAATAATCATAGTTCGTTCGGCAGTACAATCAAGAGAGATTGGCCATCTGCCTGGTGATGCATCAGAGAAAATGGAAATCTATGAACAACCATACAGGCAGATATGCGAGACACTATTTGGTCGCCGTGATGCATATCAGAGACTAGATGAACAAGGCCATATCAGTTTCATTAGTACCAGTTTCATTCGTGGTATGTCTTTTGATGACGCTATAATCATAGTGGATGAATGTCAGAACATGAATTGGAGTGAAATTTCTACTGTGATGACCAGGGTCGGGTATAGGTCAAAGATTATTTGGTGTGGTGACTACAGACAGAATGATTTGAATAAAAAGAGTAGTGATGTTTCTGGTATTAAACAGTTTTTGGATGTAGCCAAAACTATGAAAGACTTCACACTCATAGAATTTACAGTAGATGATATCTGTAGAAGTTCTTTGGTGAGGGACTGGATCATTGCTTGTAATAATTTAGATATTGATGTTTAAAAATCTCCTCTAAAGTTAAATTTTAATAAATAGTATAAAATATGGAGGAAACTATGTTTTATACTATTTACGAAACGACCAATTTATTGACGAATAAAAAATATATTGGTAAACATATAACAGAAAAAATAGATGACAGTTATCTAGGCTCTGGAATATATTTAAAAAATGCCATAAAAAAATATGGTAAAGACAATTTTCAGAAGAAAATATTGTTTATTTTTGATAATGAAGAAGATATGAACAAAAAAGAAAAAGAATTGGTCAATGAAAAAATAATTGGTGATGAAGACTATTATAACATATCATTGGGTGGTAAAGGAGGCGTAACAGTCTTATACAAAGAACACCCTATGTACGAAGAAACTTGTGAAAAACTAAAATTAGGTCAACTAAAAATAAAAGAAAAAAAGAGTGACTTGGTTAAAAGATTGCATCAAGAAAAAAAAGTTGGTATGTATGGTAAAAAACAATCAGATAATCAAAGAAGAATTGTTAGTGAGAAATTTAAAGGTGTTAAAAAAGACCCAGAATCAGTTAAGAAACAAATTGCCTCATTGAGAAAAACATTAGATGATCCAAATTATGTTCATCCAAATAAAGGTATAAAATACGATGAAGATAGACTAAAAAAGATGAGTGAAGAAACAAAAAACAGACCAAAAAAGACCTGTATTCATTGTAATCGTGTTTTAGATTTAGGTAACTATGCTAGATATCACGGCGATAAATGTAAACTTTTCAATAAAATTCTCTAGGATTGTGCTCTTGCAACATAAATAACCATGTAACGCTTAACAAGGAGGTTACATGTTACAGAAAATCAAAACTTTTTTTGTTGAATTCTACCGTGCTTTTGCTGAAATGCAAATGAGAAGAGCAGAAAGAATTGCAAAAATTTATTCCAAACAATATTAAACTATCGTCTAAAGGAGATAACTATGTTTACTAATATTCCAACCATCCAAGATATGACCAAGTACGCCACAATGGCCATTGATCTTCAAAAAGATTTCGTCAATAAGGCAGTAGAAACTGTAAATAAAGAAATGCATACATATAATCAGAAAGGTCTAGAAGTATTTAATCAAATTTCTGAAAATGCAAAACAATTCATTACAGCCGGTGCCTTCCAAAAAGTTTCTAGAGATAGCAACAAAGACTAAATCTTTTTCTGCCGTTAATAGAAACGGCTGGGTCGTTAAATTCTCTATGTACCGTGACACTCAAATTATGTTATTGGTACGATCAGATATTACAGGGCAATTATTCATTCGGCAATATACCAATGAAGAAGATGCTTGCTTGTTCCTGAATATACTGTTAGAATTAGACCCAGCCAACACTTATGAGTTATAAAATGGGAATGTTTGATTATATACGGTACAACCAACACGAATACCAAACCAAAGATACACCGAATCAATTAATGGATAATTATGAAATTCGGGAAGACGGAACACTTTGGGTTGAAAAGTATGATACCGAATGGATAGAAGATGCAAATGCCTTTCTTGGTGGGTATATAAATCATTTTAATCATGTATGGGAACAATTATCTAATTATACTGGCGAGATTGTATTTTACCGAAATTTAGATAAAGACTACAAAATATGGGAAGAAATATCGGCATATTTTGTTAAGGGTAATCTAAAGCATCTGGAGAAACTCTCTCCTATTGATCCTCAAGACGCTTGACAATTCAAACCGACCATGATATAATAGTATTATGGTTATCAATGGAAAACTCAATAAAAGGCAGATTCGTGCATTAGAATATTATGCATCGAATCTATTTACTCCACAATTACAAAAACATATAGAGATAACAGTTAAATTTGTAAAGTTTGCTGATTATCATCATGGATTAGTTACTGTTGAGGATTATAATGTATTAGGTTCACCAAGATCATTCATAATCGAAATCAATCGTTCAGATAATGCTGAAACTAAATTGATATCATTGGCTCATGAACTTGTGCATGTAAAACAATATGCTCGAAATGAATTGAATGAACAAATGACCTATTGGAGAGGAGAATATGTTAATTCAGACACAATCCCCTATGAACAACAACCCTGGGAAATTGAAGCAGAATCAAGAGGCAAAGAACTATATGCCCAGTTTCTTGCCCAGGAAGCCTGATGAGTATTATCTACCAGGTCCTATTAATCAACAACAAATGATGGAAGAAGAATATGATTTACACGAATGATGACCGTGATTATAGTGCCATTGTAGAGCAATGGGTACGAGATTTCATTGCAACAATGGATGAAGATATATTTGATGGCAATGGTAGTCCTGGAAATGATTCTGGTGATACGCCTAATGGCATCAAGATAATTTTTGATGGGTATGGGTATAATGAAGAAACAGATGAAGAGAATGATTTAAATACATTATCTTTTGCTGTGTTCGTACATAAAACCTCATTGACCGAAGAATTTCCAGAACATGTACAGACACCTTGGGCTCTCATACATAGGCCTAAAGAAGAAGTCTGCCTATGGTGCTGGTATGATGTAAATTCTGATGAGGTATCAGTTATACCATTTGAAGATAATAATTCTACAGAGTTGGATCATAAGTTTGTGCAGAATCTAATCTTTGAAATTGCCGAACGAGACGCTTGACAAATGGCAATGAATGTAGTACAATGGATGCAATACATATAGTTATCGGCATGTATCTTGTTTATCTCGGTATACTTGCCATATTTTTTGACGAGGAATAAAATGACCTTACCTGATGAGCGATACCGTGCAATGAAATGTGCTGAACAATTCCTATTGGATCTATGCAACCCAAAGGTAACACCTAAAGTGCCTGCTGCGATTCGTTATCGAGCACGAGCTACACTCAAGCATTATCCTACCAAGTTTGACATAGATCGTATTGCAGAGTCAGCACCTGATATTGTATCTAATAAACCAATGTGGGATCATTATAGTGATCTACCATCTCCTAAAGCCTATGAGGAAACTAAACTATGAGTTATCAAATTACACTTGATGCAGAAGAAGTAACAAAACTGGTTGCACACGACCTTAAAGTATCATATGATTCTTTGAATGAAGAATTTAGTGATGAATATAGTAGTAAATGTAAGGATGCCATCCGAACAGTTTTACAATACTACATGTCACCTACTGATTATAATAAATGGATTGATAGTTTAGATGAGCAATGATGACCTAGTATATCGGCTTCGTAAGCGTGCCGAGATTCGCAGACAGATACCAACAAGGAAATCAGTACAGGAAGGGCAACCTGACCGTATTGCTGATCTATTGGAAGAGGCTGCAAATCGTATTGAAGAATTGATGAGTAAAGATAATGAACAGAAACTATAAACATATTGGATTAGTAGAGTTTGAGTGTGGTCCTGGTTGGATTCCACTCATTGAAACCGCACTCACTATTATTGACAATCATCTACATCGGAAGCATATGTCTAATCCTAATGCTGGTCATATAACACTAGATCAAGTCAAAGAAAAGTTTGGCGGTCTCAGAATCTATTTTACCGATCATTCAATGTACTCAGAATACATTGATGGTGTATTTGATCTTACAGAAGCAATGAGTGAGCATATCTGTGAAGAATGTGGTAAACAGGGGAAAACAAGAGGAGATTTATCATGGATGAAAACTCTCTGTGCTGATCATTATATGAAAGCAAAAGCAAGGCAGTACGAGTACACTAAACTATTGGAGAGTGAGAAATGATTATAGGTAAATGGTCTGACTATGCAAGAGGTACTGGTTCATATTATTACGATTCTATAGATGGACGGGTCATTGCTCAAGTATACAATATGGCTCATACCGATATCTGGGGTGCCAAGCTAATGGTTACAGATGAGTTGATTGGCCATTACATTAATATGGAATATGCCAAGAAAGCAATTGAGAATTATTTTGATATACAGAATAGGACTTTGATAGAATGAACACCGTAAGATTAAGTCGTAGAGAGTTGGAAAAACTCTATAAACTATTTGATGTAATGAATGAATCTGAAGATTATGGTTCTGTTACTCTTGCACAAACTGGTGATAATAGTATAGGAACTACGCTAACGGCCACCTTCTATGTAACCCATAAAGATACAGAAGGTGAATTTACTGTAACAATAACTGATGAAAGCGATTGGTAATGGAACTAGAATCAAAGCATTATGATACAATTATGGACTGCTTAGATGAGTTTAATTTTGAGCAAGTACATAAAGTGATGGAATTTCTTGATTGGAAATGGGCTGATGTAGGTGTACCATCGACATCCGACATGCGTAAATTTTGCAGAAAGTATCTACAAAATGTAATTATTGGTACATTAGAACGAAAAGATACGGGTGGTGAGTACATTGAGGCATGTGGTGGGTTTCGTTTTGAGGGAAAACTATATCCAGATGGATTCTTGTGGTTACGAGTGAGTTTTGATATTGCTGACTGGGATAATGCAGAATGAGTTTTGAATGGAAAAATGTAACTGACGATGCTTTGATTGAAGAAGTCCGTAGGCGTGGATTTACTATTCGTGATGCTCAGATTTCTTCAAAGCGTTGGGTTGGGTTGACAAGAGCGGAGTTTGAGCAAGCAGTCGATGGGTTAGAAGATTTAGAAGACTGCTGGACTATAATAGAAGCAAAACTAAAGGAGAAGAATGGTGGATGAATTTTCAGATGGAACAAAAATCTTTGTCCCTAAACACAACATTGGCACAATTTTCAGTCCAGAACTCTCAAACTGGCAATGTTACTTATTTGGCAATCGTCCTGGTAAATCGGGTATGATTTACAGACCAACAAAAGGTAACGAACCAAATTGGTTTGCTCGTTGGATGATGCGTATCTGTTTTGATTGTTTATGGGTAAAGGACAAGAACAAATGAAACTTACACATGAGGAAATATTACTGGCGATGGCGTCCATTGGTAAAGGATTGACTTATATCCTTGCCATGATTGCTCTTGTGAAATATATTTTTTGGATGTGATTATGAACAATCGCATGCAAGAATTTGTTCAAGAAGCAATTCACAATGAACCTTTTGACTGTGGTGTCTTGACTAAGGATCAATGGTTACAAAAGTTTGCAGAGTTGATTGTATGTGAATGTGCTAGTATAATTGAGTCTCAAGATGTTGATCCTACATTTAAGAATAGAATGAGTTGGGCTATGAAAGAAAGGTTTGGAGTTGAATGATGGAACAGGCTATTCGTTTTATTATGGATTTTTACCAGGTATCATGGGATGATACAATCCTATATTACTGGGATGAAGTTGAGGCTTACATGAAATTATTTGGAGAAAAAGAATGAACGAAAGAATTCGTGAACTTGTTCGACAGGCTCACAATGAAGATGACATGGGCATCGTAATGTTCAGCGAGGAGAAATTCGCTGAGTTGATTGTGCAAGAGTGTATTGGTGTAGTAGAAGGTGGTAGATTTCTCCACGATGAGGCACCTACAGCCAGATTTGCTAAAGAATGTAGTGATGCCATCAAACGACATTTTGGAATAAAAGAATGACCACCTTTCTAATGGGATTGATTGTTGGTCTCATTCTAGGAATCTGTATTATTGTATATGAAGAACTATGGAAGAAAAGACAATGAGTGACGATTATGATGTGGTGCTTCATACTCTACAAAAAGAGAGAGATTTACTTTGGAGTATGACAGAACGAAATATGAATTCTGAGTATGTTAGTATGAATATCATGGATGACATTAGGCTTTCTCAGATCCGGCAGTTGGACATTGCGATAAGAATGTGGAAAGAAAGGTTGGATAATATTAATGAGTAGTATCAAAGCAATGAAGCAAGCATTGGAGGCTTTAGAAAATAGTCGCATATTTGTGACCACACGAGAAAAGATTAAGCACCCAGAAGGCACTGATTGGTATAACGGAGTTATCACCGCACTACGCCAAGCCATCGAGCAGGCAGAGAAGCAAGAGCCTGCGGCGTGGATTGTAGGCGGAAAGTCAATAAAAATAAGGCTGGATATGGCGGGGAAGCTGTATTACTCCGAATCCAAGGTTTATGGGAAAGATGTTGTTGACAAAGCTATTGAACAAGAGCGTGAGGCGTGTGCGAAGGTGTGTGATGACGCCGACAAATCAACGCACCCGGCTGAATTGGCCGACGCCATACGAGCAAGGAGTTTGAAATGACTGACCTACGCAAAGCAGCAGAGATGGCGTTGGAGGCTTTGGAATCTTTGGATTGTGGTGATACTTACAAAACACACAATGCAGCATCAGCACTACGACAAGCCATCGAGCAGGCAGAGAAGCAAGAGCCTGCGGCGGGCAAAGGAAAAGAGTTGTCAGAGCAAATGAAGTTATGCGCTCGAAATATAGCATTTGCAGCTTCCGTCAGATTAGACATGAGTTTAGCATCCATGCAAGAAATGTTTGCACTAATCGATAATGCTTGCATTGGTATTGACTCACCTCAGCCAAAGCGTGAATGGGTTGGGCTGACGGAGGAAGAGTTTGACCAGACAGTACCTTATTGTCACAACGAGTTTGATTTAAACGACTTCAAAGACTTTGCCCGTGCTATCGAAGCCAAACTAAAGGAAAAGAACCGTGAATAATTTCACATTTTTCATAATTGGTATCACTGCCGGTATTTGGTTAATTGTTATTGCTTCTGAATTGTTCCCAGAAAATACTTACATTTATCGCCAAGGTCAGATTGATGCTCTTAATGGTAAGATTATTGTAGAACTTAAACAACAACAAGATGGCTCTACGAAATGGGAAAGAAAATGAATGAGTACGCACCAGACTATTGGCAAGTGATTAGAATAGTTACTCCAACAGAAACTATCTACAAACTATTTTCGTCATGGGTTGGTGGCTATGCAAATGGGGATTCATGGAGACTCAATTCTGGTATTACTGGTATTAAGAAGGTAGAAAAAGTATTTCAGATGACACATGGTCCAAAGACTCTACCAATAGCATATGAGATTACTGGACACTCTGGTTCAGTCTATACAGTACCAGCAAGAGAGAATTGCTATCGTACTACAGCGTACACTCAAGGAATTCTACAGAGTATAATTGATAGGACTAAAGCAGAAGTATTGCCATTTGATACAGATTGGGAGAAATTGGTATGAATAAATCTAAAGAATTATTATTCTCAGTAACTAAAAATGATTGTGAGTGGTCATATACAAAAGGAACAGGTGCTGGTGGTCAAAAACGAAACAAGACTTCATCGGCAGTACATTGTAGTCACCGTCCATCTGGTGCTAGAGGATATTCCGAGGCTACTAGAAGTCAGTTAGACAATCGTATTGATGCTTTTACTAAAATGGTAAAGACCCCTGAATTTCAAACATGGAATAAGATGGAAGCAATGCGAAGACTTGGAATGCTTGCCGATCTTGATGCAAAAGTTGCCAGAGAAATGGCTATGAATACTAAGATAGAAATTCGCATTGATGGTAAATGGACCGAAGTTAAAGAATCTATGCTTGTTGATGATCCTGATGACTTTAAATTTGAAATGAGTGTATAAATGAGTGAACCAAAAGCATATAGAGACAAAGATTGGTGGGAAAATTATCCACTTCATAAACTATGGTGTAATGATTATTGCCCATTAGTGCCACGATACAAATTTAGACCTGGCGATGAATTTAATGCCAATGCGTATTCATTGCATTGGTTGATCTTTCATATCTGGACTATGGAACAAGTAACATTTGGTCTTGATTGTGGCATTGACCTAAGTGAAATCTATGTTGGTGCATCTCTACCATATCTTAGAATTACTATAGGTGTAAGGCATATCTATTCAAAATGGACATATAATTTAAGTAGGAAGATGAGACGGAAACCGGCAAAGAAGAATGAGAATGGAGAGTACAATTAATGACCAGATATGAATCCAGAATGGTGATATCTGAAAGCACCATGCAAATGGCATTGACTGACGATAAGATTAAAAATACTGTCAAGAGACAATTGGCATATGAACTGGCCAAGAACATAATCGAATCAAAGAATCCAACCTTTACATATACCAAGAATCCAAATGATTTTACCTCTACAATTAAAATAGTGGTTGATTTGTAGAATACTGGCTGGCATAAATATAGAAAATGAATAAGGAGTCTTAACATGCCAGTAACATTAGGTAGCAGTGCCGTAGTTTCAGACGGTATATTTTGGCAAAATGCTAAAAATGTCACCACAAATCAAACTGTATCTACTACATATAATGCCATGAGTATTGGGCCAATTACTGTAAATAGCGGTGTAACTGTTACTATAAGTAGTGGTGCTGTCTGGGTAATCATTTAAAGGTTTAATTATGTCAACGATAAGAGCAGATAACTACGAAGATCGATTAGGTAACAGATTAGCAAAAATAAGAGCTTATGCATATATTAATGCTGAGACTGGAACTGTAGTTGAGCGGAAGAAATTTGGTTTGGATGGAGTTACAGACAATGGTGTGGGAGATTATACACTAAGATTCAATCCAGCAATGCCAACAACAGATTATATTATGGTTTCATCTGCGGCGCATAGAAATGGTGTGGTTGCTCATATAGAAAATACAAGTACATTTAGTCAAACAATTAATGCTAAACGATTCGTTGTGCAATATATTGCTAATTTGAGTGGTGGTGCTACACAGGTTGACATGAACGAAATACATGTGGCTATAATTTCTGACCTATAGGAGATAAAATGGCAGATACAAGTAAACGAATAATTTATGAGAATGACAAAGGTGGAGTATCAATATTCACACCTGCATCTGGTTCTCCATTAACAATGAGAGATTTGGGTAAAAAAGTAGTCCCTTTTGGTAGAGAATACTGGATTGTTGAAGTTAGCACAATCCCTACAGATAGAACATTCAGAGATGCTTGGGTTATAGATAGAGACAGTCTAGGTGATCCTGATGGAGTTGGAGAAGGCGAAAACATATGATCAAAACAGATATTAATAAGGCAAGAGAGATTGCCAAGGGTTATATAAGAAACGAGAGAGAGCCTCTCTTTCGTCAATTGGACATCGATTACATGAAGGCCCTTGAATCTGGAAATACTGCTGCACAAGCAGAAATTGTACAGAAAAAAGAAAAACTCAGAAATGCTACACAAACTGAGGAATTGATTAATGCTACAAGTGAACAAGAATTAAAAGACGCAATTAAAACCTCAATACAGGTTTAGATATGTCTACACTCAGAGTCAATACATTAACCACAACAAACGGTTTATATACAGCTCCAGTAGAGAGGTTACTTAGGGCAAATATTTTAGCATGGGTTAATTTTGATGGAACTCTAGTATCTACAGGATTAGCAGGAGTAAGATCACAATACAATATTGCTGGGGTTTCGGATCTTGGAGTTGGCGATTATATGGTAAACTTTTCAACCTCAATGTCAAATTCAAATTACTGTGTTCTTGTAACAGTACAAGAATCAAATGGTGGTTCTCCAACTGTAAATAATGGTGTTTTTCCGCAAGTTGCTGGTGCTACAGCCCCATCAACAGGATCAGTAAGAGTGTATATTAAATTAAACACATTGCCAACAACAGCTGTTGATGCTTCTAGAGTATATGTTGCAATTGTTGGTCCATAACAGGAGTTAATTAATGCCAATTATTCTAGATGGTACTCTAGGTATTACTTTCCCAGATAATGTAAGACAATCAACAGCAGCAAAAGAGTCTGGTATTGGTGTTGGTCAAGGATGGGTTCAAGTAACCAGAACCCGTGGTGTAAATTATGTAAATGATACTGGTAAACCTATTATGGCTGCTGTATATACCACTAGATCAACTGTATCCACATCGGGTCTTAATATTATTATAAATGGGATCGGAATCCCTATAGCTGTTGCGTCAAACAGCGGAGGAGGAAATTATGCTGCCGGAGCCATGATCATTCCTGTTGGAGCAACTTATTCATATACTACTTTTTCAGAAGGAAATAGTTCGGAGCAATTTTGGGAACTTAGAAGTGATGGTTATAGTGGAGATGCACCAACAACCATATACAGAGATGGAATTGGAATAGATCAAGAATGGGCTCCTTATTCTAGAAGTGCAGGAGTAAATTATCAAAACACAACATCAAAACCAATTATGATAGCAGTACAAACTACAGGAAATCAAGCAAGAGTGTATGTCGGAGCTACATTAAGCGTCATGCACAGTGTAGGATGGAATAATGCTTCACTAGATAACGAACAAGATAATGTAACTGTAATAGTCCCAAGAAATCATTATTATAATATGTCTGGTGCCTTTTCACAAGTATACGAACTGAGATAAGATATGGAAACAGAAGATAATACAATTAATCCCACACAAGAAGAATTAGATTCATTATTTACAAATGAAATTGGTTTCTATCATCCATCAATTGGTTACTGGCAAGCAATCGCAGGTGTTACACCAGAAATTCTAGCATCCTACCCAGAAGGCACAATACAAGTGCCACTCATTCCTGGGTCTAATTATGAATGGAAAGACAATGAATGGGTAGAAAAACCAGTAGAGCCCATTGTATATACTGACGAAGAAATTAAATCATTTCGTGCTGCAGCTTATACAAGAGAAGCAGATCCTATTTTCTTTAAGTACCAAAGAGGCGAAGCAACAGAGAATGACTGGACCACTAAGGTACAAGAGATAAGAGATCGTTATCCTTATAATACCCCTCCGCAGCAGCAAGAAGAAGCATAATCCCCCTTTAAAATCATACAGGTATTGGGTGTTGTATAAAAACAACACTCATGCTTGACTTTTGCCTCCTTTTGTCATATAATGGTATTAAATTGATAGAAGGAGTTGATTATGGATGTCTTTTTAGTATATTACGAAGAAGCAGATTTTGCCGGTCTTACTGGTCGTACGGTATGGGATAATGTATACGATTCAAGAGAAAAGGCATTGGCCCGTATAGAAGAATTGAGAAAAGAAGAAGGTGTCGAAGATGCCGATTACGAACGGTTTGAGATGAAATGATGAAAATTGGACAAACCTTGAATGTTATTGCAAGTGGTGAAGGTAAATCAATTTTTTGGAGTGAAAGAATGAACGAACGAATACGAGAACTTGCTGAACAGGCTGGTTCTACACATAAACAGAATCTTGGGGTATATCAGTTTTATTCAGACGAACTGGAAAAATTCGCAGAGTTGATTGTCAGAGAATGTCAGGATAATTTGGCATGGCATGGGCACGATGAAGCAGTTAGCCAGTTGGATTGGTTTCTGCATCATAAAATTAGGAGTTGAATAATGAACGAACGAATTAAAGAACTTGACATGTATAAACGAATGGTGAATATTTTATGATATTTGATATGTTCTTTGGCACAATCCTATTGGTGTTTTTATTTGCTATCTTTCTAGTATTCGACAATGAAATACTTCGTGGTCATTTTGCTAAAAAGATTAGAAAGTGGTTTGGAGTTGAATAATGAACGAACGAATACAAGAACTTGCTGAACAGGCTGGGCTTATACCAGGCATTATGGGTCTAAACCGCTTCACTTACTTTGATACAGAAAAGTTCGCCGAGTTGATTGTTCGGGAATGTTGTGATGTTTTATTCGACAATGAGATGGGCGGATATCAAGTGAACTATGTTTTGAAAGAACATTTTGGAGTTGACAGATGAAACAATATACTGTACACTATGGATCAACAGTGCCTTGCCCGAGCAAGACTTTCGGGTCTTGGCGAGAGGCGGTGGCTTTCATGAAAGCACAACTGGATGCTGGTGTGATCGTGCGATCAGTGTCCAAAGAGCAAGTATCTAAAGAACACTTAGGAGATGGAGAATGAGACTGATCAGCAGACACATAAAACGGAATCCCGATACCTTTGAGCCAGAAATGCTGATAACCGTGGCACTGCCCATGGAACTGGCTAAAGAGGTGCTTGTGGATATGACTGAGGAAGAATTCAAAAATAAACTGGGACGAGATTTGTTTGAGTTGATGAGGTCAAAAGAATGAACGAACGCATCCAAGACTTGATCAAGCAAAGTGGCGGGCACTGGAATCGTGACCTAACAATGGATCATCATGGTAATTTCATTACGAGTCACAGTGTAAAATTTCAGAAAGATGACATTGAAAAGTTCGCCGAGTTGATTGTGCAGGAGTGTATTAATGCGGTGTATGATGACGGACAAGATGCTGAATACTATCAGGATCGTATCAAACGACGGTTCGGAGTAGAATGAAAGAAACCGTGATCTATATGGCATGGGCAACCGCCGGTGCCATATTAACCTATATTCTTGGATACATTACATTATGAATGACTATGAAATCTATATGGACAAGAATATGCGTAAGTCCATAAACCTGTCCGTACCTTATTATATCATGGCTGCATATGCCTATTATAAAGAAGATGATCCAATTATATCAGATACCACCTTTGATAAACTGGCAACCTTTATACTAGAGAATTACGACAATATAACCCATCCCCATAAAGTATTCCTAGATCAGTCTACACTAGAGGCAGGTACATACCTAGGTGAGTATCCCAGACTGGCCATTGATGCACTCAAAGACTTAAGGAAAACAATTGAAAATCAGAAAACAAACCAGAATGAGATCCCGTCCATTCTATAATCTAGTCCTACATGCCATCGAACTCCTCTGGCATAAATAAACTATTATGAAATCATTTAAATCTTTCCTTATAGAGCAAGAGAATCAAAAACTGCCAGGCATGATGGCTTCATTTGGTTCTCATTCTAGACCTACCAAATCGACCAAATCAACTAAACCTACTAAAAACAGTAATCAAGCCGTCTTTGGTTCTCATTCTCAGACTAAATCAAAAGAAGACACCAAATTCCATGCTGAACCCATATTGTCTTCAGCAATACATAAGGAAGAAAAAGCTCCAAAAGGACCACCCACTACCGCAGACGAACAGATATATCCACATTATGAGTTTGAAGAATATCCTATTCATGATGCCAATAAGGTAAAAGACGCAAAAGATGCTGTCTCAGAATATACCTCAGATTCTACAGATATAAACCGATCCCTCTTTGCACACCACAAGACAGGCCAACACCCCAAAGATTATGACGATTATGTAGGGAAGCATAGACAGATGTTCGTTCCCTCGGGTAATATCTACCATGTCCATGATCATATCAAACGCCTTGATGATGTAATGAATAAACATAAGATCGCCAAAGATACCCATGTATTCACCGGTCTATCCCGTCCTCCTATGGAACATTTCAAGGGTAATCCAAATAAAAACGCCAAAGTACATTTTCCTGCATATACTTCCACTTCCACCAATTTTCATATAACCCCAGAATTCTGTAAAAGTACCAAATCTGCTGATGAACATAAACCACTGAATACCGATGCCAGAAAACCAAAGAATGGTCAAACTAAGCATATATTAAAGATACATGTACCCAAAGGAACACCAGGTGGTTCAATACGCCATATATCCAGATATGAAGACGAGAATGAGATATTGCTACATCGTGGAATGGACATGGAGATACACCATCAACCAACTCTAGTAAATCACCCAGAATATGGCCATCTAACAGTATGGCATGCTCGTGTTGTAGGTCATAATCCCGCTAAACTCTAGTGAATTTTGATAAGGAAATCAGAAATACCCTGCTCTCAATAAAAAAGGGTACTGATGCCAATATAGCTCTAGAACAGTTTAGTAGAACAATCACCAATAAACTATTATATCCCATCTATAAGAGTATTAAGGATAATGTAGAAGTACCTATAGATAATAGCAGAGAAGAATATAATAGGGTAGTAAGTGAGTTAGGCAGAAAAGAGTAAAAACCATGCCGAATATGTATAGAGAAAAGGTATGCCCGGTGTGTAGCGTAAAACATCGCAAAAGGGGCGTATATTGCTGTCAATCCCATGCCAATATGGACAGGGAGGCTTCAGACAGAATGAGAGATAATATGCGCCAGGTATCTCAAGAGTATAAGAGAACGCCAGAGGGGCTTGC